TGACTCTTGTCTTATAGCGGGGCCCGTCAGCGCCTAGTTTTTTACCTTCCGCACGTATCTTGTGATATAGAGCACAGTGGCCGCATATCTTATCGGGCTTGCCTGCAATCAGTCGTTTAGGGCAGTCTCCGCATTGGTCGAGCAGGTCATTAATGATCCGCAGTTGTTTACGTTTATCCATAGCGAATCACTTCGCGGTCAGTGTGTGAATAAAGTTCATGGCTGCTCTTAATTGTTGGCAATGCGTTGTATGCTCACTGATTTCCTTGCCGTATAATTTTTGATACCGCTCACTAGCTTCTTTTTGCTTGCTAGCTTCAATTTCAAGATCATCAGCGTCAGCGTTGAGGTCGTCGATCTGTTTGCATTTTTCTTGATACAGCTTGTTGGCGCTATCAAGATTTTTCTGCAAAGCATTGATCGTGTCTGCCTGTTTCTGCGTTGATTTAAGCAGATCAGCTTTTTCATTTTTTAGCTGTACAATCGTTTTTTGAGCAACACTTAAATTGTGATGCACCGATTCATTTAGTTTTTTCTCTGTGTCAAGTTGCTCTTTTAGACTGTTGATTTGTGGTGGTTCAATATCGCTTTTTAACTTGTCCTGCTCCTCTAGCCACTTCCTCTTGTCCTCTACTAGGGCGTCAACTTGCCGATCACGCTCCGCTAAACTAACACGAAGTTTGGCGATTACTGATTCCTGTTCTTTTACCTTTGCCGAGAGCTTGCCGGCAACAAGCTGATTTGCCGAATCGTTCACTTTTTTCGTGTTTTCGTTCGTTTTCGGTTCATTTTTAGCCGTTTTAGGTTCAATTCCGGCATTTTTAATTTCGTCCTTGTGCGCTATTTTCCAACTGTACACAGATGCCGGGGACACATTCTTTGCTTTGGCAATTTCCTTGATGCTCAATTTCTTGAGTTTAAAAGCCTTGTATTCTTCCACAGTCATTTTCATTTTTGGTTCACTCCTTATAAGTAGCTGATCTCCCAGCTGACGTATTTGTTTGTAGTACGGGCAAGACTGGCAGATTTTAAAAGCTTCGTTGTGCCCAGCTGAATAGCCCTTATGTCCCGCAATTAGCTTGCATCCGTGGCAGTGCGCATCTAGTAGATTATTAATCTCGATTCGTATAAGATGCTTGTCCACTACGCATCACCGTACAACTTCAGGTGCTAGGATAATGGCAACAACGGCAGCCAGTGCCATCAGCGCGAAGATGATACGCATCGGGCGTTCCTCGTTTTTGCCTAGCGCGCCGAAAATACCGACAATGACAAGCAGCCATAAGACAACACGTATCATGAGCCGTCACCGTCCGTATTCGGATGCATCCAATGTTGATCCCAAGCCGTTGTCAAATTCCATGGGTCAAAGGGAAATGGCTGTGCTTGCTCAATCTTCTGCTTGATATCGTTGTAGGATTCATCACAATAAATACATCTCTCGTTTAATGTGTGAATTGCGCTTCTAACATTTGTGCCTTCCAATTGCTCGGCTTGAACGCTAGAGATCATATTAATATTTATTAGTCTCGTATTCTTATCGAGATGGATCTCAATAAAGCCCTTCATTTCTGCTTCACCCCCGTACTGCCGAATCCTGCGGTTCCACGTTCGCTTTCCCCTAACTTGTCCACTTCTTCAAAATCAGCATGGATAACTGGAGCAATAACAGCTTGTGCAATGCGTGTTCCCTTAATAATCACGCGTTCACCGTTTTCAGAATCTAGTGATGGTCGTAAATAAGCGATGATGCTTACTTCGCCATGATATCCGCTGTCAATCGTACCCATGATCACAAGCAACGGTGTCTTTGCTGAAATACCGGAACGTGGACGAACTTGTATTTCATATCCTTTAGGAATATCAAAGGCTAATCCAGTTGGTATTTTTATAGTTTGACCTGGTAAAATAGACATTGTTTTCGATGCTCCCAAATCAAACCCAGCATCACAATCATGCTTGTAGGTTGGTATCACTGCATCAGGTGATAATTTTTTAATTTTAATTTTCATTGCAATCCATCCTTTTTTTACATTATTTGACAGTAAATTAATTTAAAATTAAAGAGAGACCGTTAAAAGTCTCCCTGTTTAGTTGATCAAAATTGTCCAGGTGTGAATCCACCTTGGTGTGTTGGAAATGGTGCTTGATTTTGCGGTTGTGGCTTAACTTCGTCAGCCGGAATAAACGTCTTGACCTCGTTATTCTGTTTCTTCTGTCCGTCGTTCCCTGTCCACTCGTGAATTGCTAGTTTGCATCGTCCACTTGATCCGACAACCGTATTCCAATTCATGCGTAGCTTTTCGCCCTTCTTCTTCTGCCCGATCCCGGCGAAGAAGTTGGATAGAAATCCTTCTGTTTTTGTATGAAGTAGCATGTTATGGAACACAACCACGTCTCCTTGTTCGGAATGCACGGTCAATTCCAATTTGGCTTGATTGCAAGCCGGCATCTTGGTACTTCCGGCAAAGCGTCCACGTTCAAACTTTGTCACTGTAAAGCCGTATTCTCCTGCCGGTAAGATGATAAATTCTCCACCGTCTTTTTCAATTTCATCATCCCAGCCTAATTCGCGTTCTGCCATCGTTTAATTCCCCCTTAATCTTGTAACTCAAATTCGCTGATCCATCCTGATCGCATAATTTTTGCATCAAATTCAAGTCTTGGTTTTTCAAAATACAATTGCCATTTGTTTAGATAGTTTTTTTCTGAATATGGTCTGAATCCCATATCCAGTAAGTGCTGCGAAGCTGATCTGTACGACTTGAAAATATTTTCTATCTTATCTTCGTAGTCTTCATATTCCATACCATTGTCAGTTTGAACGACATAAACTTTCATATTGTCCTCACCTCCTGTTTAATTAAATGGTATTGTTTTTCTAAAATCTTGAATCATTCCGAATACCTGCTGCCACGCTCCAACGAGTACGCCGTTAACGAAGCCGGGATCATAGTTGGTAATTGGCGTATCTAGTGGGTAGTAGCCTTTCTGAGCTACGACAGCTTGGATCTCTTCTTCCGACACTTTGGCTTGTAGCATGAGATCACGCAGTGCTTGCGGTATCGCTGAATTGAGTTTCGGATTGTAATCGTCCATTGTTGCTTGCTGCGTTTCCGGAGCGGCTTGTTTCGGCGATTCCGCTACTGGTGGTGCCTGTGGCGGTGTGTTTGTTTGAGTTGTCGGCGTGTTAGATGAAGTCTTATTGTCAAAGATCGGTGCCAAGTACTTTTCATACGCTCCTTCAAGCGGAAACTCGTCAGGCAGATTATGACGGTTCTTTGCGTCCCATGCCGGGCTGTGTGTGGCATAGACTGTGCGTGTTCCGCCCTGTGCCTTATGCTTACGTCCGGTGTCGTCCGTTGCTACGCTCATCGTTTTATAGTTGATAAACAAAACCATGTCTGCCCACTCTTTTACAAGTGGTGCTGTTTGAGAGCTTGTCTTTTTGCCCAGCTTTAATTGATAGCGATCATACGCACCCATTTCGTCGGGTTGCTCAAATTTAATGATTTGAGAGTGGGCAACAAGAGCAACGTTGATTTTTGCATTGTCGATTACGTCTTGTAATTTGTTGAGAAAACGCCCAAACTCTTCTTTTGTATAAACGTAGCCATTACCATAGCCAAAATCTTCAATGCCTTTTTTGCCGTACGATGCGCATACACTATCAATGCAAAGCATTTCTGCCCAATCAATCGTGTCGATTACAAGCGTTTTAAATCCTTGCGTCACGACATAATCAACTTCTTGCTTCAGCATTTCCCAACTTGTTGGTTTAGGTAGACGGTCAACGGTCATTTCCGTTGTTGACCCTTCTGTGTCGATGAAAATCGGGAAAGGCAATTTGGCAGCTAACGACGATTTGCCAATACCTTCGGGACCATACAAAACAATTTTTTTGGCTTTATTAATTTTCCCACTGATAACTTCCATCAAAATTCACCCGGCTTCCATGTTTTAGTTTGTGGTTCAGCTACCGGAGCTTGTTCCTGCCCTGTAACATAGCCGTCCTCGATAATAATTGAGCATTCTGATCCGGTGCTGACGCGCGTTGCGATGGCTTGTAAGCCTTCTTGTTCGAGCCATTCGCCAAACTCCTTCAACGTGTCTGTGTCCATCTGCTCTAGCTTGTCGAGTAGGATAAAGCCACAGTCCGGCTTAAGTTTACGTACAATGGCTGTCGATACTTTGAGTTGGTCAGCGCCGCTCATGTTGTCCCACTTTTGGCCTTCATAGACTAACTCGCCATCTGCTACAGACAAGCCGGGCAATGGTAGATTCGCATTCGTGAGTAAGTCGGACTTTTGCTTGCGTACCTGGTCGATTTCAGCAGACAGTTTCTGATACTGTGCGCCATACTCCTTGGCATCTTCTTCTGCTTTGTCCTTGTCGAGATTGGCGCGAACCTTTCGGTTGATGTCGTCGATTTTGCTAATGTTATCTTCCAACTCAGCGGTTGATTCGTCTCGCAGGTCGAGTGCGTCTTTTTGTGCGATAGCAAGGTCGCTTTGCAACTCGCCATACTTCTTCTGTGCAGCATTAAGCAAAGCTGTTAGCCGATTGACTTCGCGTCCTTGGCTCTCAAATTCACTTTGAATCTGTGCCACACGCTGCCGTTTCCGCTGATTTTCGCCGTTTTTGGCGAGTATAGCTTGTTGTTGCTGAATCAGTTCAGACGCTGACACAGGCTCTTTCGGAGCGTCTTGAAAGTATGGTTGCTCCTTGGCAAACTTGGCTTTCTGATCGGCGATCTGACCAATCGTGCGCCGCCGGTTGTATACTTCGTTTTCTTGTTGCTCTAGTTCGTGCAACTTGTTGCCAACACCAATGATCTGTAGCAGTATATTGGCTTTTTCCTTACTCGTTGAGTTCATAAATTTTGGTAGATTAATAGCCAATTCTCCAACGAAGCTGTCAAGCAGTTGCTGGCCTGCTTTTTGACCGTTAGGATCGAGAACCTTTAAGTCGCTGTTTTTTCCTTTACGCTCAACGACTAAGCCGTTTGATAGAACAATATGCAGGTATGGAGCAGTTACCGATCCTTCACGCGATGGTTCAGAAGGACGGTATTTGTTGCCACCTAGTCCCCACGCGATAGCATCCAGTACGCTTGTCTTTCCTTGCTTGTTCTTGCCCCCAAGAATTGTTAAGCCGCTTGCTGATGGCTCAACCTTGACGGCTTTGACTCGCTTGACGTTTTCAATTTCTAGTTTGCTGATTGTTACCATGTTTATAAAACCGTCCTTTCGTGGTACAATGACCACGTAGATTAGTTTTGAGTCGTCTTTGCAGAGACGGCTTTATTTTTGCGTTCTTCTTGCTCTCTAAGTAATCGAGCATACGTTTCGGCGTATTCAATTTCGCTGATTTCGGTTAGGCTTTTGTCGGTACCACTTGGGATAAAGTTGCAACGTTGATAAAGACGACCATCGAAGTCTCGGTAGCTTTGCGATTCTTGACGTGGTGATGTTTTAAACATGCCGTAAACAAAGCGCAAATCGCGTAGTGATTGGTAATCATCCAAACCATTTTCTTTAAGTGTCGCCTTATAAAACTCTCGCAGTTTACGGCATACCTTTCCATTTTGCTTTAGCATGTTGTTTTTAGTGAACAACTTCTTGTGTTCATCACTAAACTTTGCGATTTGTTCAGGCGGTAGCCCAAGGTTAAAGGTAAACAGGTAAATGACTTCGATCTTTTCATTCATGTGCTTAGACAGAGCCTTCATAACATCTGTCCAACGGTCTTGCCCTTGCCATTCCTTGCGAACAGCTTTGTCATAGTCCGATCCTTCTTTTGAAACGTAGCAGTGGAAATCACTCACTTCTTCTCACGCTCCTTTCTTACCTTTTCAATATTTTCCTTGCGTTCCGCATTCGTGATGTACGAACCGTTGTAGTACCGCTTGTCCGTCAGATGCTTACGTTCAGCGCGGCAGAGGATTTAACCGAAGTCATTTTTAATTGCTGTAGATACTGCTGATAGCATTAGTTGTCATCTTCTTTCGATTCAACGTATTTCTTGGCTAGTTTGTACAGGCGAATATCATCTTCACTGGCTGGTTGAAATGCGATTCGATCCAAAAATTTTTCGTCTGACTCATAGTTGATAAACGTTTTCCCGTCGTATATGGCATCAACGAGGGCTTTCATTCCGGCTCTGCCGATGATATTGTCTTGAGTGGCATTTGTTTTTCCAAGAAGAAGATAAAGACGCATGCCGGGGTCATCTTGATTGTTAATCTCCTCAAGAGCTACATCTGAAATTTTAACCGGTAATTTAAATGGCTCCGTCACTCGGCTTCACCTCCCTTAATCATCTGAAAATATTTGCTTTTCTGCCGTAACGCCCACCGTGCAATGTTCATGCGACCCGCCACTTTCATGCGCGTTTGTAGATTGGCGAAGAAGAAATAAAGCTGTTTGGCAGTTTCATGCGGTACGATGAGCGATACGTTTTTAGCGATCATGGTGCCATTGTCACCAAACAGAATAGCTGTTTCCGTATGAATTGGTTCAAGTTGTCTTAGTGCTTCCATCTATCTCACCTCCTCGCGCTGCGCAATGCTGATTTTCATCATTTGTTTACCGCCATTGGCAACAATTGTTAAATGCACTCGATCGCTATTGATAACAGCCTGTCGATGCGCCAAACGAAACGCAGCGTCTTTAGCTTCGTAAATCGTGTCAAAGTCTCGTAATGGATAGCCATGAGCATGATCAACAACTTTGTACATCGCAGCCCCTCCCCACTTCATTCAGCTGACATAGGCGGTCATACTCGGCTAAGTAGCGCCGGTATGTTTCGTGATTCATCATCCATGACAAGTCGTCGATCAGGTCGTGTGCCTTTTCAGCGTCTGTCATTGCAACGCCTCCAATCGTGCGCAAATTTCCATTTCCCAGTCGTAATCCTCTACGTTATGGGCGATTAAAGATAGGCTTTCTAAGTCGATTTGCTTCTGCATTTTGTTGTTTAGGTACTGGTAGGATTCCTTGAGTTCGCCCACTTCTGACTTGCTGAGTGGCTGCCGGTTGATAATCTTGCTGACCAATTCAAGCAGCCGTCGCTGTACCGGGCAGATCATGTGTTAGGCCTCCTTTCCGTCAATCCAGGCATCAATGCGGTCGGTATCAAATAGAATGATTTGCGGTGTCGGCCGGGTATGCGGAATGCGATTCATTCGTACGAGTCGGTAGACGGTTGACTTGCTAAGTTTTAATGGCGTTGTCTTGAGATACTCTGTTGCCGCCTGGACACCGATAAGTTTGCTCATGCGACTTCAACTCCGTTAGCAATCGCAAATTCCTTAACAACCGCGAGGTAAATTTCAATTAGTCGTTTGTCGTCGCCAATTACATCAACTTTGGATAGCCGATCGCGCTTCGACTTGCTAACTCCTTCATCCGCCATTCTCCGACGCTTATTTGTTAGCCGAATCGATAGTTGGAATCCGCCGCGACGTTCGACTTCCGCATAGATTTCGCTTCTTACCGATTTGTAGGCTTCGTTACCGCCGCGATTTCGTGCAATATCATTAATCAGCTTGTTGGCATCCTTCCGCCAATCCACCGAGTTGAGCGCTACGATTTCGGATATGCCATCAACCCGGTGTTCGAGTTGCTTGGTTGCCAATTCTTGCTGTGCGAGCGACTTGAACAATCCATTGAACATTTGCAGTTCAGGGCTTAATTGTGTCGTGTCAAGCTGTTTATCCGGGTTAAAATAGCTTTCCTCCAAACTGTCGAATTGTTCCCATGCCTTATCTGTGCCAAGCAATTTGCAATGACGGCTGGCGCCCCGGCGAGTCCACAGGTATAGGATTCTAGCGTTTTTTCCAACAAGGTCGATATTATCTACCCTGTCCTTAAAGTCGTGTAGTTCTTCCCCCTCGAGTAGAACGTAATGCTTACCTTCAACAAAATTAGATTTGTTGTTATTAAAATTCTGCTTAATTTGAGTCGGCGATGCTTCATACGCTTCCGCAAGTTGCTCTGTAGTTAAGACTCGCTGATTTTGATAATCGACGGCTTTCAAATCGTTATTCGACATCCGCATTAACCCCCGTTTCTTCAAATATTTCACCGCTTAGAGATTCTAGTTCTCCTTGTGCCCAGTGAATAATAAATTCAAGGTAACCAGCACGGTCGACTGTTCGTTCTCGCTTTTCTCCTCCCAATTCTTCAACAAGCACATAACTTTCTTTTTTAGCGCTTAATTCTTTATCGAGGTCAACGATAAGTGATTCGATACGGTTCATAATGTGTTTTGCAGATTTGATTGATAAAGGAACTTGAAGCTTTTCTACGTCGAATCCTTTTAAATCATCGTTTGTCATTTTTAACTCACCTCCTGTTCTTCATCTTGCGTTTTACGTAAGTTTGGGCTAAAAAAAATATCCGTTGCTTCTTCGGACGAGAGATTAAGCGTCTTGAAAAGAAGATTCATAGCCCTAAAAGAGGGGTTCTGTTGACCGTTCAGGATTAAACCAATAGTGTTTCGGCTTAGTCCGGTAGCTGTGGATAATGTCTTTCGATTAAATCCGGCGAGCACCATTTTAGATTCTAGTTGCTTGGTGTCAATCGTTGCTGCTAGCATGCTTAGCACCCCCTTTCAAATATCATCTTTCGTATTACGTAAGTTATTGTAGCATGCGCGTTTTTTATCGTCAAGCATATTGTGCAAGTTCTTTCGCTTTATGCATTATTTATCTTGCATTTTGCGTAATAATAATATACTATAAATCTATCAAATAGTAGAAGGGAAATTTATAAATGACTATTTCAGATAGAATAAAAGAAATGCGAACAAAAAGGGGATTAACCCTTAAGCAACTGGCTGAAAAAATAGATAAAGCAGAAGCCACTGTTCAACGCTATGAAAGTGGCAATATCAGAAATCTAAAAAATGATACAATTGCACAAATCGCACACATTTTGAAATGCTCCCCCGCTTATTTGATGGGATGGACTGATATTGAAAATTCCAAAATGGAAACCGCTCGGCCTTATGGGTTTAATAAATTTAGAGTTATTGGAACAGTTAAAGCGGGACCTAACGGCATTGCTTATGAGGATAAGGACGGATTTGAATTGTTTGACGGCCATTATGATCCTGAATCTCACTTCGTGTTACGAGTTAATGGAGATTCGATGGTCGGAGACGGTATATTTGAAGACGACATTGTTTTGATTGAGGAAAAAAATGATATTGAATTTAATGGACAAGTTGCTGTTGCAATAGTAAATGGCGAAGAAGGAACACTAAAACATATTTATAAAACAAATGAGAGTATTACCCTGCAATCATCAAACCCTATTTACCCGCCTAGAACGTTCGTTGGTGAGGAAATGAATAGCGTTAGAATTGCGGGGATTGTTGTGGAAATGAAAAGAAGATTTAAAAGATAATTTCTCTTAATAACTTTGAAAGGAGGTGATAACATATGGCATCTTATCATTTTCTCACGCCGACTAAGGTTAAACTGTATGCAGAGTTTGGCTATCGCGACGATGGCACGAGAGCGCGCAAGACTAAGACAGTTACCATTAAGACCCCGAACAGTGAGCGAGCCGCACAGAGGGCACTAGAAGCCTTTATAGCAAGTTCATCTGAAGAAAAAGAACCTGCGAAGGCGATCACGTTTAAACGCTTCGTCGAGGACTGGCTCAATCTCCATGTAAGTAAGCTCCACTACAACACGAGGAAAGCCTATAAAGATTGTCTTCGGCTTGGCATTATGGATTACTTCGGTAACCGTCAACTCGCGTCTATTCGTCCGCTTCATATTTTAAAATTTTTTAAGCAGGAGGAAGAAGCAGGGAAAGGAAATATCGAAACAAAGCACACCACTTTATGTAGCCTGTTTTCGTGTGCAGTAAAATGGGAAGTTATAGAAAACAGCCCTATGGATAAAGTTGACAGCAAAGACATTCCCAAAGCAACGCCTAAAAAGCGCCCGAGAAAAGCGTACACGGGCGCTGAATTAGCAGAAGCAATGATGCGGATCAATCGAGCAAAGAAAATGCGTCCTAAGTCAAAAATTGCTTTTAAACTCGCGGGACTGGTTGGGCTACGTGTTTCCGAAATTGCCGGGCTAAGGGAAGAAGTGTTAGATTTTAAAAACAACTCAATTATTATTGACCGTCAGCTTATTTGGAATCAAGAAGAACAGCGGTTTATGATGGCGCCGCCAAAAAGCCGCCGGTCACGAACCGTCTATGTACCCGATAAATTCATGCAAGGCGAATTGCGAAAGTATGTCTTACGTCATAAGAAAATACGCATCGCTTGTGATTCTGCATGGTATGAATTTATTGACCCTGATTTTTCCCCCGAACCAGTCAATTTGATTTTCACAACAAATAGTGGCAGACCAACCTTTCCGGGGCAAATCAGCCATAATTGGCTTGCTTTTGTCCGCCGTGAAGGGTTACCTGAACTTAATTTCCACGGATTAAGGCATAGCTGCCTATCCTACCAAATGAATCATGGTGCGCCAGTAATGGATGTGCAGGAGCAAGCTGGTCATACTACGGCGGCTATCACAACTGGAATCTATGGGCACACAGAAAATGAGAGACGGCAAGCAACAGCAAACATCATGAACAATATTTTCTAGTCACTTTTTGGTCACTTTTAATAATTCGAATCGATTTATAGCCTGAAAAAGCCTATATGACGGGGCTTGAATTAAACCCGCCAATATGATCAAAGTATCAAAATTAAGAGTAAACAAAATTCTACGCAGATTAAAAATGTTTAAAAATGCTTTAGTATCGCACTTGTTGCGATGAGTTGTCAGAAAATAAAATTGAATAGTGGTCAACAACTTTTATGTTTTTTTAACGCTTGGTCACTTTTTAGTCACTCAAAGGAGATGGTAAATATGAAAGTGGCGGTAGAAATAATGATTGAAGAAAACAATGTCAAGCTGAAGTACTTAAGGGAATACGAACAAGATTATCGACATCATTTTAGTAAACGCGAACGCGCTCTTTATTATGCGATCGAGCATGAAATAGCTTACCTTGAAAAAGAAAATAAAGAGCTCACTAAATAATATTTTATTTCATCCCACTCAAGCAGTGGGATTTTTTGTATAATTAAGGAAAAAAGTAGGGGACTATTTACATGAACAAAAAACGATGGGTTATCTCGCTCGCAGCTTTCGCAATCATTTTAGCAATAGCAACACCTTTTAGTGTAAAAGCCTATCAGGATCATCGAGAGACGGTGCGTATAAATGACCAATTCGATGAGGCATTCTCAAAGGTGATCGGCTACTCTTTACTCGCCGGAAGGCAAGCCGATTTAATCGGGTTAGAGTATGACGATATACTAACTAATTCAGATGCCGATGGCGCGGCATTAGAAACCTTAATCGATCAAAAACAATCAAAACTTATTGCGACTGGTAAATACGATAAAGCGAATGAATATTTTATTAAGCTTGCTCCGGCATACAATACGTTTAAACAAAAATCCACGAGGGGAATCAACTACGGAAAAGAAAAAAAGGAAGCGGCAAAATCATTTTATGATACTGTTTCAAAGTTCTATTCGCTCGTAAACAATCCAAAGCCTAATTTTGATTACGCTTTAAAAATAAATGAATACCAAAAAGCATATTTTAGCGACCTTGATAAATGCATAAAATTGCAAAAGAAATAACTAGGAGGATCAACCAATGAACAAGAAACTAGCAATCATTCTAGGCAGTATAATTGGTGTTATCGTACTCGCCGTCATCATTATCTTCGGTGCTAACCAGGTACAACAGATGCAGGTGCATAATAAAGAAGTGGCGGCTAAGGAAAAGGAGGCAGCGATCGAAAAGAAAAGGGAAAAGGTATTTGATAAAACATTTGATCAATTTATAACAGATGCAACAGCTTCCGCCGCCCTCTCTGAATCGATGGGCGGCACCTACCATGATGTTTGGTCAAAAACTATTGATAACGGAAGCGTAACAATTTCGGGCAAAAAATATACAGATTTTAGCAAAGCAGTAAGTGCACAATCCGATAAATTTGAAACAAATGGATTTGTTGATGATGTCGAAAAAGGATATAACGATTCAAAAGAAACATACGACAAGTTAAGCAAAAATGTAACTTATAAAAATCAAGAACGTTTTAACCAAGCCAAAAACTTGTACGATTCTTTAGGAAAATTTTATAGTTTGTCTTCTAGCCCATCGGGTAGTTTAAATTCGTTTACCGAAGATTTTAATCAACTCGATAGTGATATTGCGGCAGCACTTAAAGCCATTCAATAATAGTAATAACCGTACCAGTTACCCGCTCGCACCACACAAAACTACCCATCTCTACCACTTGTAACCGTTATTTTTGCTAAAAATGCGATTTGCACGATCTAGACAGACTATGCATAATCAAGTTGTGGGAGAGGAATTTAACATAGATGATGCCCATCCATTGGGGTAGTGGATGGGTATTTTTATGCATAAAAAAAGAGCGTCCAATAAAGGGCGCTCTTAGTCTCACTGTTTCTATTTATTTCTTCGGTTCTTTATACTCTAGGGCCTGTTCACTGTCAGCAAGCCCTTTAGTCGTCGGGTCATTGACAGCATGCCAAACGCTTACGACAACAAGTCCAAGTACATAAGGATTTTGGACCGCAGCGACAAAGGTCTTGCCCAGGATCAACCATGATGTCAGGTCTTTCAATTCGATGCCGGCATAAGCAAGAATCGGAAACAGCACTGACAGTGCGAGTTGCGCAATAAAGACAGGATTCTGAAATCTTACCAACCAATTAATCTTAGCCATATTAGAACATCACCTTCCAAGTTTTTTCACCGATAATTCCATCTGCTGACAGCCCGTGGCGCTTCTGATAAGCTTGTACTGCTTTTTTCGTCGCCGGGCCAAAGATACCATCTGCCGTCACACCGACGGCATTTTGGACGCGCTGCGCATCCTTGCCTTTGCTTCCCTGCTTAATCAAATGCCCTGGATACTTCACGATTGACTTATCGGACGTAGCTTTTTTATTTTTCGGCGCAGGCTTAACAGACTTCTTAACGGCAGTAGGAGCTTTTTCTCCACCGACTGCATCGTACAACTCAAAATGCGGATTGTCTTTGAATGAACGCCAGTCACCGCCCCACTTGAAGCCCTCTGCCTTCATAGCCGCGACAACTTTGCTAAATGGGCCGCCTGTCTGCCATGAAACTGTTTTGCCGTCTGCCGAGTACAAGCACAGATCAACCGCAACACCGTAGTTGTGGTTACTCTGTCCGCCTTTGGCATTAGTGACAATCTTGCCTGACTTGCTTCGGCCAATCGCATACAGTGCGTCCTGATCAGCCTTGGAGCGATACCCTTGGGCAACGCAGATGTAGATGCCCTCCTTTGCCAACTTTTTGATTACCGACCGTGTCTTGTCAGCAACCGTGTGAAGCATGCCAGGGTCGTCCAATTTGCGGTTTGCCTTGCTGATTAACCAATCGACTGATAATGTCATGTGAATCCCTCCAATTAAAATAGACGCCCTATGAGCGTCTTAATGAAATAAGCTAATTAATACAGTTACAATCAATCCGACAACTGATAGCAGTACACCAATAAGCCACCGTCGCGTGCTGACTCGATCCGCTTGCACCTTATCCTCGCGTCTTGCTTGATTCTCCTTATGCTGTTCAAGATCAGCCTTAACCTCTTGTAAATCATGTCGCGCTTCAATCGCGATTGCTTCTGCTTTGCGTGACCGATTATCCGCCGCTTCAATCTTGGTAAGCGACGAGTTAAATCCTTTAACTTCCCCCCGCAATTCTGCGATCTCACGCTGTATATCCATTAACAGCGTGAGTACCCTGTCGTCCTTTACCTCCACCCTACATCACCGCCCTATTATGCTTGTCCGCCTGCCAGTGTTTCTACCGCTGGTGCAATCAGCGCATTAATCTGCTCCACGTTGCCACCTGCAGCTGTAAACTGTTCCATCGTGATTTTGACGCTGCCGCTTAGAAACTCACCGGTGCTGTCATTACGACCGTTAAATTGGAGCAGAAAACCTGTGATGTTGCGTTGTGCGTCGTATTGCGCGTTTAGTCCTGTAAATTGATAGTTCATGAGTGATTCCTCCTTTGAGTTAGAAAACATATTAAAAATATCACCGCAATAACGATGATCCAGACATACCAGTATTTGATTAACAACTCTCGATCCGTCATGTGAATGTAGTCGTGCAAAAATTCAATCATAGGCACCACCTCTCAAAAGCAAAATAAAAACGCCTTACTTGGCGCCTGCTACTGGAATCCATTTTCCGTTTTTAAAGCATTTAAAATAAACTTTTGGAAAAGGCTCTTTATTATCAGTCTGATACCATAAATCATTTTCTCTTGGATTTTCAGGCTCATATCCCGAATCGACATCCGAATAATAAACATTGCTTTTAGGATTGGAGTTAATTGTTTGCGCTGTGTCTAATTCTTCTCTCACAATCTCACGAATTCGCTTTTCAAATGCCTCGCCAAGTAGTGTAAAATTCGGATCTTTTACACCCTTAACACTAATTGCATCGGCAGAGATATTTTCTAAATTCTTACTCATTTCTTCTTACCCTCTTTCTTCGCTTCGTCAGCCGTTTCAAACTGATCCAGCAGGTAATCATACGCATCTGCATCTTGATTACTCAATTCCTTATCCAAGCTATCAAGCACCTTGTGCACCGTCTGCATGGCTGTTTCTTTTTCTGCACCTGCAATCACAACCTTCTCCTTATAAAGCTCGTTCTTCACTTTTTCGAAATGACTAAGATCTTTCACATCTAGTGTTTTGACCCCGTTTTTAATAAATGTTTTCGGTTCTCCTTTTTCGTCTAGATTGCATTCCTCCTTTCGCAGCTGTTTTTCATCCTCAATGAACTCGTTAAATTTTTCTTGCAACATTCGTACAAACTTACTGCGGTGCCGTGATTGCTTTCCTTTAAGTGATAGTCCATAAAGTAGATTAATAGCCGGTGCCAATTTCTGATTTTCGATTTTGATTTCCATTATGCTGCCTCCATTAATGATGCAATTTTTGATTCGGCTACAGAGAGCCGCGATTCTAAATCTGCGATTTTCAGAATGTCTTGTTGATGAAGTGTAGTGAGTTCTTGGATCGCCTTGAGCCCAATAAAAGTCGAGCTGTAAAGATTTACTCCCTGATCAGCGAAGTCTTTAAAATCATCAGGAAGTTGATAACCGTCGCCGATAATACCACCGTAAATATATTTTGCACGACCGCTAGCTACTTCTGATTTATATTTGAATTTGTATATATCCAGATTATTTACTAAGGCTAGCCCTATTGAATCGTCAAGTGTAGTTATTTCAGTTTTCAATTCTTCACGTGAGTTGTTGTTAAATGCTTGGGAATATACGGCATATCCAGTTATGTCAGTATTACCCCCACCCTCTCCATGGACATTAATTCGGTTCGGAATTATGTCAACATATTCATTTGTTGGGGAATATGAAACATTTATTCCGCCATTTCGTATCCACGCATGGGTATCGTTTCCCCATTGTTGATGAAAACCATTACCATCTAACCATGTTTGGAATCCGTTGGCATTTTGATAAAAATTAGAACCGTTTATTTGTGAACCATTGATTGTAGTACCATTAATCGTTACACCTTGGATAGTACCATCAACGAATAGATTTCCTGTTATCCTTCTTTGTATTCTAATGTTCTGTATTAAATAGCTTGTAGAGCCACCATCGCTCGCTTGGTCAATTTGCCAATACGGATTTCCAAGTCTAGTGTTTCCATCATTGACCCTATGATTCCAAGTTACTGTCGTCCATTGTTGATACGGAATTCCAGAAACAGGGTCATTCATATGCCAAGGACTATCAATGTTTGATTGATCACCTCTAAGTTCCCAAAAACCTCCACGTAGCGGCAAATCACCCATTTGACGATAAACATCTGCCGTGATGGTGAATTGATCGCCTTCGACCATAGGTATTTGAATTCCCCACGCCCTATGATCTCTCCCTGCAAATCTAATAGCACGATCATTATGTGGTTCGCCTTGAATATTAGGAAGACCATAACTACCGAGTTCGTATAACAAATAAGGATTAGGGAATAGGTTGGTAAAATCACCAATTGCTATTTGTTTAGCAGTAATACTGTTTGCCGCGATTCTATCGGAATTAATGGTGCCACTAGTTATACTTTCTCCATTAATATTTGATCCTGATATATTTACTCCATCAATGTTAAGTCCATGAATATGAACTCCAGAAATATCGCCCGCTGTCACATTACCAAGATTTGCGCTGATTGCCGCTAGATTGGTGACATTAAGCTTATCTGATGTAATAGTACCTGCGGCAATCCGTGCGGCGGCTAGCGTACCAGTCGTAATCTTTCCCGCATCAAGTGCCGCTATCATGGCGGATTGGATCACCGCATTGTCGATAGTTGTTTGACCAGTGATGTGGACTTTTTGACCAGCAATCAGGATAGATTCAGTGCTAACGTTGATCTGATTGACGACGTCATTTTTTGATACACGCAGGTTGATGTCATTGCTGAGCTGACTGATCTTACTGTTGTAGGTCGTCGTGTCAACCTTGGCATTGATTGACGTTTGCAAACTACTTGATGTCGCCGTGAGACTCGTTTGAGTCGCGTAAGTTGATGCCGCAGTACTTGAATTAAGTTTTGCCGATAATGTTGTCGTGGTCTGACTGACGTAGGTGTTGTAAGTTGACTGATCGACCTTTTGCGATACTTGCGTGCTAATACCGTCAATTGTTTGGGTTAACTGACTGAATTGCACTTGCGTTGCTAAGTCTTCAGGTGCTGGACTCCAATTGGTGTCTTTGTCACTCTGCTCAAGTTTTATATCAGTGGCATAAACATCGAACGGGCTGTTCGTGTTTCCGATCATAAAATTAAAAGCGTCTATTGTACTTGTTGTCGCCACGAATGTGAAAACAAATTTCGTCACGGTAGTAGAAAGCGTGTAATTCTGCCACGATTGAGCAACTATTGTACTTCCATTCAAGTGATGGAATCCGGTTGTCATACTCGTACCGGACGTAACGGCATAAGCCAAAAATGAAACTGTATAAGACTTCCCTGGCATGATGCCATTAACTTTTTGATTAACACCACGAAAAGACGCAGTATCGTTTTGAGATAGATGGATATATTTTTTCCCGTTGATCGTAACTACCGATCGTGCACAAGTTCCCCAGCTACTCCATGCAGATAGGTCTCCAGTAGGAAAATTACTGCCTTTAACCATATTTGTTCCGCCGATTTGCAAGTTATTCAGATTCGTCTGCACGGCTGAAATACTACTCGTCAAACTATTACTTGTCGCAGTCAGCGCCGTCTGTGTCGCATATTTTGCATCAGCATCTTGAGATGTGATCCGTGCCGCAATCTGATTTGCCTGCGTGGTCAACGTGGCAGACATAGTTGATACTTGACCAGTCAGCGCATTGACTGTCGAACTGTCAGCTTTCTGCGTGATTGCTTGAGCGTTGGCAGTAATCTGCGCGCATTGACTACTGACCGTCTGATTGATCGTGTCCACATAATCTTTATTGGCTTTTAGTGCGACGTCCGATTGATTCTGGGTGATTAATGTCGCTTGGCTAGAGACCGTGCCGGCAAGTGTATTAAACGAGTCTTGGCTGACTTTTTGAGACAGCGTACCGTTGATATTGTCAATCTGGAATTGGATATCTTCGGTTGACGGTTGCCACGACCCGACCTTGTTACCCTTAACAAGCATTGGATGCGCCACATAAAAATGTCCGCCGTTTCTTGTCATGATGGCTAATGATACATATTTAGTATCCGCTCCTTGAATCTGATAACCTTCTTTAACTACCCTTTGCCATTCACCTATTTTTGATGTATCTGCCCAAAAAGTGTTTGAAAAGTGAGTGCGTCCGCCTGTTTCCGTTGCGTATTCTTCGAACACGATAGATACCGAACCATTGTTTGTTCCGATTGCATCCACGCGTGCCATCATAGATGCGCTAAACAGATCGCCCTGTTTACAATCAATCATGTGACGATTAGCCATCACATTTACATACGACACCCATGACAGACTTGTATCTGCCGGAAGATTTATTTCTCCAACCGCATCGCCATCATAAGTTTCAGATGATAAAACCCACCGATTGGAAGAATTGTAATAGTATTTAGAATCAAAAGTCTGAGTGCCTTTTAACAAGTTTTTGCTCGATAAATCTAAGGCACTATACGCATCGATTGCACTCTGCGCATTATTAATTGCCGTCTGAGCGTTGTTCCACGCACTCGATGCCTGACTCGCCGCGCTACTTGCTGTGCTCTGTGCCGCCTGTGCCGCGCTGTTAGCAGAGTTCGCCGTGTTGATCGCTGTTGCCGCTTGACCTGATGCACTATTAGCAGTGTTAAGGGCATTAGATGCTTGCACACTCGCCGCATCGGCTGTGGCAACTGCAGCATCCGCCTGATCCTGCGCCTGCTTGACGCCGTCAAGCGTCGGATCCGACCATACTCCATCTTGGTAGACAAAAATTGTGACCGTGCCGTCCGCATTGTCCCGGAACCAAATATCTTGATTGTTTGCCGCGATTGGTTGGGCAGCTTGATGATATACCGTGTTCTTACCATTTGCCGCGGTGAGCGCGTCGATTGCTTTGTTTAGGGCATCATTGGCGTCAGCAGACAGGATTTTGTTCCATCCTATTCCGTTGTATCGCCACATCTCCGTATATTGACCATTAACGATCTTGTACCACAGGTCACCACTCGTCAGGTTTCCGATTGGTTCTGTTGCGGAAAAATAAGTCTTGTTCTTACCGTTCGCTTGAGTGAGGGCGTAACCAGAGATTTTGGCTGCTTGGTTCGCGGTTGCAGAAACATCAGCGATAGAAGATGTTAAGGTATCCCCCCACTCTGTACTTGCATCACCAAGCTCCATACTCGTCCATTTATTAACCAAGCTATTGAATACGCCGTCAATAACTTTTACCTTCGCATCAATGCCAAGCTTCTTAAATCGCACGGTTACCCAGTCGCAAAGGCTCACATGCTCAAGCGGTGCAACGTTCTTGTATTCTTCCATCTGCCACAATTGGATAAAGTTAATCGTCAAGCTGACTTTAGGCTTACCAAAGTCATTTTGCGTCACGTATGATTGAGCCTTACTTCTTAGGCTTGTTTCATCCGTCACATCATCGCCCGATAGGTCAATTGGCAAGCAACGACCGTAAGCATAATTACCGACGTATGGGCTTTCAACGATCTTTTCTGAGAGCTCAATAACCTTATCGTTTCCCTCTGCATCTCGAATCGTGGCAAACGGATAAATGCTTGTATAGGTTTCATCAATTGCTTTTTCTTGAGCCGCATCGGTTAAATTTTTCCCGTACTCTATGATAATCCCCGTATCGGTGCCGCGGTTCTGTTCTTCACGAATGACGAAATTATCACGAGTCAGTTCGCCGCGCCAACGATCAATCAGGCTGCCCTCGATACCAACTAAAGCCTGTGATGCCGGAACACGTGACAAGTCACTCGTTGCAACAGTTGGATCACTCGATATAAATGTAAATTGGTGCGGATAAACCGTATTAGCCAAGATTGCTTGTCCGAATTGCTGAGCGGTTCCGCTCGTCACGGACGCATGGGTAATCGGATTTTTGGCAAGCTCGCCAGTAATGTGTTCCGCATAAAAGGTACACTGCCCATTTAACGGCTTACCACTTTTGTAAATGCGGAATAGCTGATCATCCATGTTGGCATTGTCGTTGGCTTTTGCCTTAATGATTCGATCTTCAACCAATTCAGTGTACAACGGAGCATCAACCGGGTACTCAAGAGTTAGCTCAAAGGCACCGTTTCGTGCTTCGTGGACAAGGCAAGAAATCGCGTCCGCCAGTGCGCCAATACCCATGCTATTAAATTGAGTTTCGTTAGCATCAAACAGTACCGGCGTCATAGCGTCCACCACCTCGGCTTAATCTCTACTTTTGATACGGTTCCTTCCCAGCTAATCTGATTTTCGCCCACGTTTAAAACCGGCCAGAAGTCTGACCGGTAATGAGTGTTCTGTAAGACAAGCCCTTTGAAACAGCTTTTTAATTGACTATCAATCTCGATTGATTCACTTACCCCAGTAAGTACAATGGTTTGATCGTTAATGCGCAGATTGATATCGCCACTACCCGTAATTTTAATATAGGGTAGTGACTCCTTGCTTTCCGGATTGGCAAGCATTCCTGCAGCAGTTAAGGGCTGTACTGCATCACCGTCTAAACGATAACGCTGTGGATTGCAGTTAAAAGTTGCCGTAAACTGCCCCAGCTCTCGCACAATCGGCTCAATATCAATTGCATTCGTACACAATGCAAGCCGGAAGTAATCGGATTCTAGGCTGTCAATCAATTTCTGCCTACCTACCATGTCTAGCCAGGAACGAATAGCTGTAATCGTGGCTATATCCCTTGTCCGTAGTCCTAATGAATAAGGATCGTCATAGTTCAGATAGCCGCCGTTATCCTGCGTTAAGTCACCTAATCCACCAGGTACATGGATTAACGTCCGATCGCGCTGTGCAGAGTGGCGAACATGGCCGGACTGCACAATTAGTCCAAAGTCGGTTGTCTTTTTTTCTCCAAATTGTAAGTATCGCATGTATCACCACCCCTTATGACGCTGATAATCAGATGCGCCGCCCATAAAATTTTTAAAATCAACTTGGGCAACTGGCGTTTTGCCAAGTTCGGTTATTAAAATATTATTTTGCTGTTGGGTAGCCTTAAGAAGCTGGGTTAGCAATTGTACAAGCGCCGAGTTATCGCTATTCACCGTCACACTAGGCGAATGTTGGGCAACCGCCGTCTGACTCACATCCGGCACGTACCGATTCATCAGGCTATCGAACGCGCCACCAACGCCCGCGGCGAATCCTGGTAAGCCAAGCGACTTGCCTAACCGTTCAGTGTCGGCATTTTTCAGTACGCTGGCTCCTGCAGACAGCGGCACGATGGTCGGTTCATTGACCAGGTACGTACCGAACTTCTTATCATGGACAAACTCACGTCCTGCTTCACCGACAAGCGCGATCTCGTCATGCGGCAAGTTTTTAACACCCGCAGCGTGAGTAGCATCGTATAATTTTTGATTGTGGACTTTAACATATAGATTTTTTGATATATCGTCCGTCAGATTATAATACTGCTTTGGCAGATTAGTTTTGACATTGACATTTTTATTAACGTCTTTACCTAAACCTTTATACGTGCCGTCGGTATGCGTGTGCGAGTCGACTTTCTTGTCGATGTCTTTGCGCAGCTCTTTGTTCATATCGAGAGCGCCGTCGGTACCTTTTTTAATTCTGCCATTAACGCCTTCAAGTTTATCAATTTGGCCTTGAATCTGTTTGCGACCTTCTTGATATTGTTCGTTCATTGACGTGTTCATTTTTCCAGATGCTGCTAATTTATCGTGTTCCTTATCCATCGCTGCAAGCTTATCTTTTTGTTTTTCAACTTGCTGCCCGAGGGTTAACATACCTTTTTTACCTTCGTCGTTAATTCCCACTGTTTTTAGCAAGGTATCCGCATATTTTTTTCTTAACTCATCCGCATCGTTAAGGTGCTTCTTATCATTATTGATTTTTTTCTGATCTTCATCATTTTGCTTCATTTGCGTACCTAACTGGGCATGTAAAGACTCACCCCCGTTAGCCAGCAATTGATTAATATCTCGACGACTGTGAAACTGTCTTTTTGTCGCTTCTACTCCATGCTCATCCAAATAATTTGATATCTTAGAAAGGTCATTTTCATGTGCCTTTCCCACATTTAACTGATCTTGGAGATTTTTAATTTCTCGTTTGTATTTCGCTTCGTTTCCTTCAGCGTTGGTTTTTGCAATCTCAAGTTCGCGTAGTTGTTGTTCAAGCAATGCCGCATTATATTTTTTCGCTTTATCGGTACTTTCAGCGATTCGATTACCTTGCTTCGTAATCGCGTCTGTTGCGCCCGGCACCTTTTTAACAAGATCACCATTTAAGCTAACCATTTCGTCAAGCTCTTTATTGCTCAAACTAGACTTGTTTTGTAGCTTATCCGCTTCATCTTTTAACCGTTTGATCTCGTCAGCACTTGTTGCTTTTTTTAACCGAGCTTGTATGTCTACAAAACGCCCGAATTCCTTTGACGTTAACGTTGACATCGACTTTAATTCGTCGTATCGGTCAATCATTGGCGTCAATTGTGCACGCTGCTGATCGAGCGCGTCAGCCGCAGCTGTCGATGTATCCGCTAACTTCGTAAAGTGATGATACAAACCGTAAGCAGCCAGTCCAGCAGCGCCAATGCCAAGCGTTACAAGCCCAACAGGACTAGTTAATCCGCCAATCACGGATGTTAATAGCCCAGTGCCCTTTGTCAGCGTACCGACTTTACCAGCAGAGCTAGCAGCACCCGCTCCAATATCTGCAACGGATTCAGCAGCGCGTGCGGCTTTAACTTCTCCAAATGCCTTTACTACTGTGTTGACACCAACCGCTAAATTGCTAAACTGCTTAATACCGCCGCCAATTGCCATTGTCATAGCGCCCATTGCGGTACCAACGCCAAGCGTTGCCGTGGTTCCGAGTGCCATTTTACCAATCCATTGCTGAGTAGCCGGATCAAGCTTATTAAACCAGTCAACGACGCCCTGGACGTTCCTAGTCAATCCTCGCAGTGTTGGCAGGAGACTGTTGCCAATAGTGATGCCCGCAGTTTCAAGCGAGCCACGTAACTGCTCCAAGGTGCCTTTCATATTGTTCAACTTTTGACGAGCAACATCGGCCGCCGAAACCTTACCCATGCTTGTAGCCATGGCATCGACGCCCTTAGCACCTTCACGATACAAGACGGTCGCGCCACGGACAGCGTCAGAGCCAAACATGACGCCTAAAGCATTTTGACGTTGCTCATTCGTCAGATTCTTCATATGGCCTTTTAGAAGCTGTGCAATCTGCGACATGTCTTTAAGGTCGCCGTTATTGTCATAAAACGCCGAGTGCATCGCACCGGAGCCCTCGGTCAAGTCCTTAAAGGCTTTCTGTTGTGCTTTTGATCCTTCCTTGGCGCCGGACATTTTAGTCGATAACTCGGTTAGCTGTTTAATCAGGTCGCCTTGGTTTTTTGACAACGGTTTAACCCCGTGACTGCTTAACACTTCCGCTGCTTTACTGGCGTCAAAGGTCATTAATCCAAGTTTCTCAAACTGTGCTGCTGCTTTATCTGTTTGCGGCTCCAACCGCATCAGCATCGTTTTTAGCGATGTTCCGGCGTCTGAACCCTTCAGACCATTTTGAGCAAATACCGCCAATGCTGTGGCGGTATCCTTAAAGGTCAACCCAACGCCTGCAGCTACCGCCGAGGACATGGAAAGAGCAAATTTCATTTCGCCAACATCCGTAGCCGATGCGTTCGCAGCGCCCGCTAAGATATCGGCGGCCTGTGCAACAGATAGCCCGTCCTTTTTAAATGCATTCAACGCAGTTGACGCGATCTCCGCCGCATCCTTCAAGTCTAGCGATCCGGCCGTTGCAAGGTTAAGTGCGCCGGACAAGCCGCCGTGGATAATGTCTTTTACCGACACACCGGCTTTAACCAACTCTTCTTCAGCCTGTGCAGCTTGTGTCGCACTAAAGGCGGTTTTAGAGCCTTGCACAATAGCAAGATTTTCGAGTTCCTTGCTATACTTACGAACCTCATCCGGAGCCATGACCGACTTAACGCCAGACATTTGCGATTCAAAGTCCATCGCCGACTTAGCAGCAACGCCAAGACCCGCACCGACTGCAACGGTAGCTGTTCCGAAGCCCTGCATCATACTGCGCCCGGTTGCGGATACTTTATCACCTGTTGCTCGGAACTTGTCCGCCTGAGAAGCTGCATGACCCCAGAAGGTCGATTGCTCGCGAATTTTACTATTTACCGCGTTCAATTGAGACTCGGTGTTTTTCATTGCTGCAGCACTGCTATTGTAGCGACGTGCGAGATTATCTACGGTCTTTGCGTCTACATCCTTCGCACTTGCAGCACGGTCATACTCAGCTTTTAAATTGGCAACACGGGCACGCTGAAGCTCCAGCACGCTTGTAAGACGGCGAGAGTTGGCTTGCATGCCTGCTAACGTCCTGTCGTAGCCATCAACGCCTGCAGAAGCGACCTTAAACTCACTGTTAACCCCGCGAATCTTACGGGTAATTTCCGTCATAGACTTAGAAAAATCAGCCTCCTGCAAAGAGAGACTGATTTTAAGTGCGCCTATTTCTTGGTCTGCCATAATCCCACCTCCTTACAATCCTGGTATTTGGTCGATGTAGACTTTTTCCGGCTTGTTCATAATAAAAAACATGCGGGCATCGATCTCATTGATCTCTTTGTCCGTCATGCCTTGTTTCCGCAATGCGAGATAGAGTTCTTTCATTCGTTCGAACCTATCCCGCGGCGTTAGTTTTTTTCTGTATCGTCTTCAACTTCAGGCAAAACACCTTGAACCGTTTTAAAAAATTCAAGATATTTTTTATTCCATTCAAGCACGTCAATCCCTTGGATAAATTGTTCCGGTGTGAATTGACCATGAAAAATATCTGTACAAATAAACTCGACAAACTCTTGTGTTTCTTCGCGTTTTTCCAGCGTTGCAAATTCAATCCGCGTCTGCATCTCAGTTAAATTCATCAATGCAGCGAGATAAACTTTACCGGATGAAAATTTCTTTTCCTTACCATCTATAGTTAATGTGACTTCCAATGTAAATCACCTCATATTCAAATTAAAAAAGACAGGCGATTAGACCTGTCTTCACTCATTAGACTGTCGGTGCGGTTCCGTCATACACCTTGTCAAACCACTTAGCGAGA